AGCACCAGCAAGCGCACCACGCGCGAACCTGCCGGTCTGGAGATGCTTCGAGTGTTCCTCGGTCTTCTGCAGCTGGGAAGCAACGAACCCTGCTTGCGAACCGAGGTCTCGCATGACGGCTGTGCCGTGGGCCGTCTGGGTAGTCAGGCCCTGCAGATGCCTTGTCCCCTGTTCCGAAGCGACGTTCAGGACACGGAAGGCGTGACCGGCGCGTTCGGCGAATGCCTTGGCGGCCTTCTCGTTGTCGAAGAGCATCCTGACGCCCTTCTCGTTCTGAACAACGTATTTCCCTGAGGCGGCGGTGAGCTTGTGATACGAGTCGCCTTCCCGCGCGAGCTGCTTCGCGTGCCGCTCGCTCTGCGCGATGAACTTCTGGTAGTGACCCTGCTCGTTCTTCGCGTAAAGGACCTGTGCCTTCTGTGTTTCAGCGAGGGCCTTCAGCTTCGCCTGCTTGTCCTTCTCCGCTGCGCGTTGCGCCGCCCTCGACGTCTGATCGGCCGTTCGTTGCGCCGACCGAGCGGTCTGGGTGTGGGCCTTCTGGGCGGCCTTGACCGTGTCGTCGTAGAACTTCTGTGTTGTCTTCGCCGCGCCAGGAGGAACGAACGCCGTCCGGGTGGCCTGCAGCCCAGCCTTCTGAACCTGCTTCTGGAAAGCAGTAACAGCAGCCTGTGACTCCCTGATCGCGCGCAGGAAACTACGGGCGTCACCCTGAATCAGAATCCTGGCACTTCTCGCCGTTTAGACCACTTCCCTCTCTAGAAACTCAGACAGAGTTTTATTTCCTTTGGCCGCATTACACCTACGGCAAGACGGAACGATGTTTTTGATGCGGTGCTGTCCACCTCGTGAGAGAGGGACAGCATGGTCTACTTCCAGATGGCCCTCGTGTCCACAATAGAAACAACGGTTCTTGTGAAATTGACATAGGGCCTGAAACTGACCGTAGGTAACAGAGCCGTTGATTCCCCACTTTGCGGCCAGCCGAGATTGATTGGTTTCAAACCTAGACGGACGCTCCCTCTCTCTCCTAGCTAGATACAACCGATGCCGATGCAACTTTCTACAGCGCAAGCAACGCTTCGCCTTCCTCCCGCCAAGGAAGGTCGTGAAAGATTCTTCGCACTCAACGCAAGAAAGTTCGGTGCTCTGCCTCACGCCCGGTTACTCCTCCTGGTTCGCTTCTATCGTCTTCAAGATTCCCAGGTACTGATGGAGATAAAGCTTCCCCATGTGCTCGGGGCCTATTACACGCGTGTAGTACCCGATAGCTGGTTCCCAGAGGGCTTCTGGTTCGATGACGGTGAAGTCGAATCCGAGTCTGAGGCGGATTCCGCTACTGACTTTTTGGAGTTCGTCTCGCCAGCTTCCGACGTCTCCGTTACCGCCGGGGGGCTTGCATCACCCTCCGCTGCTTCTTCCTCGTCGGCTTCCATCCCGACGGCTTCGACCTCGTCCATCGTGATGCCCTGCACGAACCGGGCGACCTTCGAGCGCTGCCAGGTCGGGTTCGCCTGCCAAATCGCAACGCCGATCAGCCCCGACATCACTGTTGGGTCAGCGACAGCGTCGGGGTCGTCGTCATCGGGCATCCCGTTGATGAACTCTTCCCAGCTCATCCCCGTCAGCTCCCGGATCAGTACCGAGTCGAGCAGCCGGAACGAGGACGGAAACGGATAGAACTTGTTGCGGATTTGGTAGCCAGCCTCAGCCAAAGGACCCTCCCTACAAGAGTTTGCATGTCGCGAGCACCTTCGTGGTTCCGTCTTCCATTGCCTTCAGGGCCTTCGGCTCCGTCTGGTCGGCAACAGGGTTCAGGCCTTGCCAATACTGAATGTCCGACCAGTTCGGATTCCCGAAACGCGTAGAGCGATACCAGGTTTGGCCGACCGACGCGTACACGCCGCTACCGTCGTCGTAAATGTCCGATGCTGATTGGATACCACCAGAACTACCGGAACCCAAAACGGAGGTTCTTACCCGTTTCGTGTCCCCTGCGTACTCGATGATCCGTCTGCGCGCTTCGTTGCGTGCCTCACGGCCGACCTGTCGCATGTCCGTGCGCAAACGTGGGAGGAGCCCACGATCCGCGTTTTCCAGATCGTGGGCCAGTCTCCCAATTTGCCGGGGATCGAAGTGGAACCCGACCGGCATTACGTCGTATTCAGAGTCGGTGCTCCCGAGAGACGGAACGTGACGGGATTCGTCGAGGCCGCGCCGACCTCGCCCTGCAGGTACCGGTACGCGTACAGCTTCACGTCCGCGACGAACACCGGGTTGTCCGTGGCGCCGATGTCTCCGTCGGGACCGACGCGGATCTCGAACTCCGTGTCGTTCTCGTGCAACGGCCACAACGTCGCGTGGACCGAGCCAGCGTCGAAGTCCTGGTAGAACTCGACCTCGATCGTTCCGGCCTTCAGGCCCGGCTCGAACTCGCGCCAGCCGGAACCGCCAAACGCCGTCACGTCGATCTCGTCCGCGGACGTGTCGATGTTGACCGAGCGGGCGCGTTGCGTCAGGTCGGTCCCCGCCACGATCACCGACACGTTCTTCAAAATGATCTTTGACATTCTTTACTCCTTCTCTTGACGAAACGGATAAAGAGAATTATCTTGGTGCCGTGACCATCTGTGATGCCTGCGGGAAGTCATTTGTGCCCAAGTACAAGCGTAAAGATCGCCCCGGACGGTACTGCAGCCTGGACTGCTACTACAGCGTCGGCCCGCGAGGACAACGCAAAGCAGTTGTCAATGGACCCCGAATGACCTCTCGCCCCGATCTTCCCATAGCACCTCCTAGTGGAATCCTTGCGTACAGCAGAGTCATTCTCTATGAACTTATTGGACCAGGTCCACATGAATGCCACTGGTGCTACAAGGAGATTAACTGGAAACAAGGGCTACTTCCCGATGCCCTGATAGTTGACCACCTTGATCACAACGAACAAAACAACTCACCCGAGAACCTCGTCGAAAGTTGCCTCAGCTGCAATGCACACAGGAGAATCGACGGATCAGCAGCCATAATCAAGGACGGAGAGCTGACACTGGAGATGAACAAAGGACGCACTCGGGCGGTGGAACGTGTGTGCCTAACCTGCGGAGAGACATTTCTCGCCCTGCCTGCCAACGTTAAGAGAGGCGGAGGCAGATACTGCTCTCGGGACTGCGTGTACCGAAGAAACGTCAGCTGAGGCTGACCTGCTCGTCGATCGCGACGTTGTCTGTCCACACGTTCCCCGTCAGGTGCCCGTTCGGTGCCGGAACCCAGGCGTAGGTGACGGCGTTCCCCTCCGCGTCAGCGTTACCCGAGCCGGTGACGGCTGACTGCCACTTCGCGCCCGGCTGCCCAGCAGGCTCATACTCGAACACCAGCCGGGACTTGAACGCCTCGTTCGGATCGAACCCAGGCACGGTTAGGCTGATCAGTCCCTGCTGACCGTTCGTCCAAATAACGTCGATCTCTGCCATTTCCAAGCTCCTTTATCCCCGGACATGTCCGGTGGCTAGATGAAGACTCTGACGACCCACTCCGCCCCCAACACCGGCCCCCGGCCCTCCGGGACGAACGTCTGGTAGCCGGTGCGGCTAACCACGATCAGATCGTCGACGAGGCCGTTCAGCGTCGTGTCCGACTCCAAAGCAGCCTTGACGGAGACTGATCCCTCGGATTCGAGCATCCTGTCCAGCAGCCGTTGCGACGCGATGTCGTTCGTGTTCGCGACGAACGCGTGGACACGGAACTCCCACCACTCCGCGCTCGGACCACCGAACGTCTGGTGATACTCGGCCATCCCCGGCTGGATCTGGATCGCTGGTGGTGTCGGGGCACCGAGAACATAGGGGCTGACCTGAACATCGGGGATCGTCGACAGGTTGTCCGCGATAGCGGCACGGAGAGCTTCGAGGCTAGGCAACAGCGATCAGCACCTTCTCCCTGATGTAGTTACACAAGATCGTTTTCACATCAGGGTCGGTTGACATGATCCTGGCTACAGCGCCCTGTTCGATGCCGACGGTGACGATCCCGAACGGGGCCTCCCGCTGGCGCCTAAGGAACCTCGACGCGAGGATCGTGGTCGCCGCGACGATCGCGTCAGGCACAACAGGCCAGCCGAACGTGCCCGTCACAACCAACGAGGGCGCCCGAAAGGTCGGCCAGGTGCTGGCGGTCGAGAGAAGCTCGATCTTGCTATACGGTTTCCCGTCCGCGACGGCGTTCAACGGTCTGAGGATGAAGTCGCTGCCCTCCGTCAACGTGACCCCATCGGCCGTGACCTCATCGGCTTCGACGAGGTCGTCGATCTGGATCTGTGACCAGCGCGGGATATACGTCCTGTCGGTAGGGGCCGGGTCAAGCCAGAAATGGCGGCCTGTGATGTCGTCCACCG